TCGGCGACTTCCGACGGAATCCCTTTGGCAATCAGTTTGTCCCGTAACTGCGGCCGGTTCATTATAATCTGCTGTTGCTGTTCCATAGCCATAATCTGCTGTAAGGGAACTAAATACTTCTGCCAATCCTTTTTGCCGCGGGCGATAAGGATATCCCTTAACGCCTGCCAAACGCCGGTCAATGTAACTAAACCCGTTTGCAAGAAATTAGGCAGAACCTGCGCCAGATAATCCGAGACCTGTATCTGCCATTCACGATCACCGGTCAGCTGGGTCCCGTTCCATTTGAAGTCCCACTTACCTACCCCGGCCAATTCCTCGCGGGCATAATATTTCTGCTTCTCGAATAAATCCATTGCCGTCTTATATTCTGCGGGATTACTGAATTGCTCTTTCTTGGGAGGTTCGGGAAACATCAACTGCTCGGTCTCGCCCCTTATCCTGCGTTCAAGGCCGTCCGGCATAAACTGGAAATAATAATCTATCGTCCATTTATAGATAGTCCTTAAATCCTCGTGGCAGGATTGTATCAAATCCTCTCTGCCTACTTCGCCTTCCCTGAGAATATTGACTACCTCGGTAGCAAGAGGTTTTTTCCCTTCCATTCTTTCGCCGGTATTCATCGGTGATATATTGCTGATCCGCACCGCAAAGGATAAAAGACTGTCCATAATCTGGAAACCTATCGTCTTTACATCCCCGACATCCAAAGGCTGAATATCACCCTGGGCTTCCACGTCCCAAAAGGCCCCGGGGAATACTTCGGGTTCTTCGTAGTCCTCATCGTTCAGCATCCTTTTCTTGGTGAATATTTTACACATCGCCAAATCGGCGTTATCTACAATCTGCTGAAACTCTTTATTGAGAAGCTTGTTTATATCGTTGAGCTTCTCGGTCATTGATCTGCCTACGAAAGGCATATTGCCGACTATGGTGTCCTGCTCTTCATACCAGCCGTAAAGGAATACGCGCTTGTCCTGCGGAAACCTTAAGTAATACCACTTCAAAACTTTCAAAAGGACATTCTCCTCAAGTGATACCTCTGCAATGACTTCCTGCTCCTGGGCCTCCTTATCTTCTAAGTCTATCTCGCCCTTTTTATTGACGGGCAGCCGGGTAAATATCTTAAAACATTCAAACTGGTGCGAACGTTCCGTTATGACCCTTTTGACTAAATCCCCGCCCTCCGCTTTTTTATTAAGAGTCGTTTCCAACTTAGCCATATCCGTATCGGATAAATTGTATTCTTTGTCTTGCTTCTTTTTGCGTATCTGACCGATAGTCTGCCAAAAGCGATATCCCTCAAGATAAGGTTTCTGCTTCTTCTTTGTCTCCGGAGTCCAGACATAATCCTTTGGGCTGATATATTGCAGGACAGGTTGATTCAATATCGGCTTGTCCTTTTCCACATACCACATCGTAATACTGCCGGGAGTAATCTCACCATTAGTAATATCCTGTTGTGTATCTTTAGGCAGTTTATCGAACGCAATCACCTCGCCTGACTTCAGGATAACCGACATATCCTGTTGCAATTCTCCCTGCTCGACTTCCCGGACCAAATCCTGCTCATAGGCCCACTCATAAGCGCAGACCGCAAGGGGCTGTTTGATTTTCTGCTTGAAGTAAAATTTAATGTTCTCGCGGAGCTTGACAATTTCTGTCATTACCACATCTGCGAAATCCGTAATCACCGGGGCCTTCTCAACGTCGCCGGACTCCACCGGTGCGGCAGTCATAACCGGCTCGATGGAGAATAATATACTGTCTATCCTGGCAGCCAGAGCGCAAATAACCCATTCGGTAAGCGATATCCAGACATCACAGGCGTCTTCCCACGGTTTGTTTTTAGTCTGGCCCCTCTGCTTAAACCAGCTCATCCCGCGGTAGTTATATTCGCATTGCTCGGCCAAAGCATAAAATTCCGCGTTCTTGGCAATGTACTCCCTAACCTCATCACAGAGTATCTTACCGAGCTTATTTCTGGTTTCGCCCTCTGCTATTTTAATCTCAAAATCCTTTAGATATGGTTGCATTTTATCCGCCTTTAGTTATCTAATATCTTTTTCCTATCCACATATGCTAAAATACATTGACAAAATGGACAACGCATTTCTGTATTAGGCAATGGTTTCGGAATATCAAAATTTACAGGTTCAAAATCCTTTGCTCTTATCAAATCTGCTCCCCCTGTCTGAACAGAAGAATTAAATTTATATAAATCCTTTTTACACTTTGGGCACTCTAAAATATTATTGTTATTTCTAAGATGCTCTAATAATGTTTCCATTATTTACTCCAGCTTGAGAGCGATTGAGCTTCATGCCGTTTCGGTGGTTGCCTCTCGCCATAATCTACTGCCTTGGCAAGTTTAGGTTTCGTCGTTTCACCAATCGGCCTGAATAATTGAATTGCTACATACTCCAATGCGTTCATACAATTGTGAATCATAATTCCATTTGCTACAAAGTTGTGATAAATATCTACTTCAAAATTATAAGTATCACCATATCCATAAAAATCCGCATATATAACCTTGTGGTTAATATTGGCGGTTAATTGCAATTTATCTTTGATATGTTTAGATTTCCACAAACACCTCTTAGAACAATATAATTGTCTCGGTATACCATAAAAAGGTTTTTTACAAATAACACACAATTTATCCTTTCGCGATTCTTGATGTTTCAATTTCATATATCGGCTCATTTTTTCTCGTGATTCTCTTGTCCAAGGATTAGTTGAACCATTAGTTATTTTACCATCTCGACGCATCCGCATATAAACCTCGGCCATATGTCTTTTAGCAAGTATTTGCCTTAAATTCTGCGGATAATTGTTCTCTGGATTAGCATCAATATGATGAATATGATAATCTTGCCGAAGATTACCATTAAACCAATTATAAATATATCTATGTTCATCGACAATTGAACCATCGTTAAGATGAAGCATTTTATGCCCTTGGGAACTTCTTTGTTTCTCATAAAATGGCATCAACTCATCCCCCTGTTTTAAATCCCTTAACTGTTTATATGAGCCATCTCTCATCATAATTAAATGGGTAGGCGTAGCAATCAATTCTCCATTATCAAATGATAACTTCCAAAGCTCAACATTTACTTGAGTCTTTCGACAAGAATGAGCAGAAGCTGGTATTAACCTTTTATTAAATGAATCATAAGAATATGTAATAAATTCTTTCCCTACCAAATCTTGTATTTTATGCCAACCATCCAAAGTACGTATGTTAGTTTCCCCTGAAACACAATGTTCATAGAATCCGTCCTTGAATGGTAGTTCGTCCTTGGGGTTATATGCCTGGCCTTCTGTTTTCTTAGGATATCGGTAGCCGCCAAGAAAACCGTCATTGATCATCTTGCAAGTCGTATCCACCTGAAGAATCGGGACACCATCGGTAATGGTATTAATCATTCTCTCCATCACTTGTTTACGGAGAGAATATTCTGAATGCTTGATATAAAGTTGGATTTTCTTTGCCTGTAGGATTTGGTATGAAGTAAAATCTGACTTATCATTTACTTGAAGGAACTCGGGGCCTGCGCAATGTTTGATATTGGCATTAGGGAATCTACTATTTAGAAGCGGTATTACCTGTGTATCTACAAATGCCTCGATGCCGATGTTCGAGCCAAGTATCTCAGCAAGTATTTTCCACATCTTACCATCCCATTGCGTTACTACAAATGCCGGATGCCTGCGGCCTGAATCCCATCCGCAGTACAATGGCAAATTAGGCGACCACTCCAAGTTCGCTCGATGTACTAACTCTGAATATCCTCGATAGTATGGTGTGCCGTCAGGAGTGAAACCATATTGGCCTTCGAGATATTTCTTGCGCCAAGCGGTTGGGAGTTTCTCTAAATCCTCGATATAGCCATCGGGGAGATATCTCTTATTCTCATATGTCGATGCGTGTATGGTGTAGAACTCAGAGTCCTCTGTCTCCTCGAATTGCTTATAAATCCAATGTGCCTCGTTTGGGGGGTTAGATGTAAGCCATCCACACGGCACGCCTACATTCCGCAGGGAGAGACGCCCCTTAAGCCGGTCGAATATGGCCTCATCTACTTCCTCTGCCTCATCCATGTAGAACCAGCCGAGGTTAAGTGATCCTAAGCCTGTGCCGTCTTTGAGTTCACGGAAGTATATGCGCGAGCCGTTTACGCATGTTACAAGATGCTCAGTCTTGTTATAATTTGCAATAAAATCTTGAGGGCATATCTCGAGGAATGTCCGGAGAGTTGTCTCTCGGAGATCGGTAAAATCTTTACGGCCTATTACTCCACAGTTATTAGGATAAAGCATAGATTTCTTCAAAGCCTCCATACATCCGGCGTATGTCTTACCTGCGCGCCAAGCTCCAATGTATAATCTATATTTGGCTTCTGAACAATGAAAGTTCGCTTGCTTTGGTTGGGGAGAATAATCTAAATTTATCTCTAAGGTTTGCTCAAGTGGCATGGCTTCCCGTTACTATACTCTATCTGCTTTGATAGTAACACTCTTTTGCTCCTGAGGACTTAGTAATCCAGATTGATTTCCAATTCGGACAATAACGGTTGTTGCATATGTTCCTTTACCGTTTGTATTAGTAGCTATCTTACCATCTATACGGTCTATGATTCCTTCTATGGATTGAGTTTCTCCTTGACACGCATTAAGGATGTAACGCAAGGCGATTATCTGTTTAGCCGTCAATTTGCCTTTGAATATTTCATTGAACCTCTCAAAACCTTTTTTACCTTTTAGGTTAATATTCTTTTCAAGCAGTCTCTTGAGCAAAGGGGTAAAGTAACCATTGGGATGTTTCTGTGTATGCCCTGGCGGTGGATTGTCTTTACTATATCGTGGCGCTAAACCTTTAAGATTTCTCATTCCCTAAAATTTCCCTAAAATTATCTTAAAA